CACGCGCCCGTTCACCCGGCGGGCGCGTGGGGCTTTTTACGGAGAGCATGCATGGAAGCAAAGGCATTCAAGGTGGAACCCCTCAGGCTGCCCGAGGGCGATGTGGAGCTGCGGACGCCCGTCGTCGACGGCCTGTTCAGGCGCGGCGAGGTCTGCAATTGGATCGCGGCACCGAAGACGGGCAAGACATGGATGCTGTACACGCTCATCGCCGCGATCATCCGCGGCAAGCGTTGGTGCGGCTTCAGAACGACGCCAGGGCGAATCCTGCTCGTCGACAACGAGCTGCACCCCGAGACGGGCCTGCACCGCATGAAGCGCGTCATGCACCAGGCGGGCATCGAAGCCGAGGAACTCGCTGAATCCGTCGATGTCGCGTGGATTCGTGGTCGGCGCGCCACCCTTGAGGATCTTGAGGCCACCGTCCGAGCCCAGCCGAGGGGCACCTACAGCCTCATCGCCCTAGACGCGTTCTACCGCTTCATCGGCCGCGGCCTCGACGAGAACTCGAACGCCGACATGACGAGCGTCTTCAACCACCTCGACTGCATCGCATCGGCCGCCGACGCGGCGATCCTCAATGTGCACCATGCCTCGAAGGGCGGTCAATCCGACAAGGGCGTCATGGATGTCGGCGCTGGCGCAGGGTCGATCGGACGCGCCACCGACTCGCATGTGGTGTTTCTGCCCCACGAGGAGGACGACTGCGTGATCATGAAGGCACGCTGCAGGTCGTTCACCCAGCCAAAGCCGATCGGCATCCGCATCGACTACAGCACGGCGCGCGTGTGGCACGACGACGAGCTCGACACCGAGGCACACTGGCAGCCGCCAAAGCCATCAAAGAAGAAGCCAGCATCGGAATGACGCTGGCTTCTCGCGCGAATGGTCTGTTTCTTTGCCGTTACGCTCAGGCGGGCGCGGCGGGCTTCGCTGAGCTGCGACCGCCGCTAAGAGCGTAACGATGGAAAACAGAAAAGTCAATACCCCCCCATTGCCATGTGGACAGCCTGTGGATAACTTACGCGCATGTTCAACAGCAGGAGCAAGGGCGCAAGGGGTGAACTCGAAGCCTGTGAAGCACTTGGACGCATCGGCCTCGACTGCCGCCGAACCGTTCAGTACACCGGAAAGGGTGGTGTCGGAGACATCGTCTGCGACCGAGCAAACCTCCATCTGGAGGTCAAGCGCACAGAGCACTTCAGGCTGTATCTCGCGCTTGAACAGGCTCTTACAGACCGCAAGAACGACGCCGTCCCGATCGTCATGCACCGTCCGTCCCACAAGCCGTGGGTGCTCATCATGCGTGTCGATGATGTGCCGCGTTTCGTCGAGGAGTATCAGCGTGCGCATCCCAGTGTTCCAAGCGAACCATCGTCCCCAGAAGCTCTATGACTACCGTGCCGTTCAGCAGGCGAACGGGTCGAATACGGGCTGGGCTTGGTCACGCATGCGCAGGCGATGGCTCATGCAGCATCCCCAGTGCGCTCAGTGCGGGCTTGCCGCCGAGCATGTGCATCACATCGTGCCGCGTCATGTCGCACCCGAGCGAACGCTCGACTACTCGAACCTCATGTCGCTCTGCGAGCCCTGTCACACGGCCTTGCACGCCTCTGAAGGCGAAAAACGGCCTTTTTGAGCCAAAAACGAGGCTTTTAGAAAAACCGCGTTTTTGGGCCAAAAACGGGGGGGTAATTTTGTGAAAAACACCCCCCCCAAGGTGCCGCCCGTAACCTCGCAAGAAACGGCCCGTGATCGCGTCGAAACCTACAACCGCGCGGTGCTGAGCGGCGCGGTGCCGTCTGGTCGGTGGATCTACGCGGCCGCGCAGCGGTTTGAACGCGACCTTGAGCGTACCGACATCCGCATGGATTGGGATGCCGTCGATGTGCTCATGCACCATTTCAGGCGGCTGAGCCTCGTCGGCGAGCACAGTCATGCCGTGTTCGACCTGCATCCGTGGCAGCTGTGGGCGCTCGCCCAAATCATGGGGTGGCGCGCCGAGGACGGCCGTCGGCGCGTGCGGCTCGCGATCATGCAGGTCGCCAGAGGCAACGGCAAGACCACATTGATGGCTGGGCTCGCGCTGTACGACATGCTCACGGGCGACGGCAAGCGCGTGCATGTGATCGCGAACAACGAGGAGCAGGCTGGCATCTGCCTGGACACCGCGAAGACGATGGCGGGGCGGCTCAAGGATTCCGACATCGAGGTGCGGTACAGCCACCTTGAGCGCAAGGAGGCCGACTGCGAGATGACCGCGCTGCCCGCGCTGGAGCGCAGCCTCGACGGCTTGAACCCGAGCCTCTGGATCGCCGACGAGGCCGCCGAGTTCAAGGGGCGCTTCCTCACCAAGCTGCTGACGACGGGCGCAAAGAGGCGCGAATCGACGGGCATCATCATCACGACGCCTGGCTCGAACACCGAGACGCACTACGGCGAGCTCGTCGGGCAGGCGCAGGCCATCCTGAGCGGCGAGGTCGTCGACGACACGGTGCTGCCGCTCCTGTGGGGGCTCGACCCGTCCGACGCGCTCGACGACGAGTCGACCTGGGCGAAGGCCAACCCAGGCCTCGCGCACGGCCAGCCCGACATCGTTTCACTGCGGCGTTCTTGGAACACCATGAAACGCAGCGTGATGGGTCGGTCGGAGTTCAGCCGCTACCACGCCGCGCGCACCGACGAGAATACAGGCGGGTGGTTGGATATGCAGCAGTGGCCGGGCGGGCAGCCGATCGACTGGGAGGCGCTCAAGGGTCGGCCCGCGTGGCTGGGGCTCGACCTGTCGAAGAGCCTCGACATGTCGGCGCTGACGGTCGCCGTGCCGCTCGACGACGGGCGGGTGGCGCTCAGAGGACACTACTGGTGGCCGAAGGCCGATGTGCACCAGCGCGAGCTCGACTACCGCATGCCCGTTCGCACCTGGGCGATGGAAGGCAAGATCACGCTGACGCCCGGTCGCGAGATCGACTACGAGTCGATCCGCCAACGCCTGCTGCTCCTGCGCGAGGAGTTCGACCTGCGGGCGGTCGGCTACGACGCGTGGGGCTCGAAGTATTTGGCCGAGCAGCTGCAGGCCGACGGGTTCCCGCTCGTCACCTACCGCATGGGAATCGCGACCTTCGGCCCGGGCTGCGCCCTGTTCCAAAACCTGTGGGCGGGCGGCAAACTGGTGGTCGGCGACGATCCGATCCTGCGGCGCGCGTGCGCCGAGGCCGAGGCCAAGCGCGACATCAACGGCAACATCCGACCCGTGAAGAGCCGCGAGCACTGCACCATCGACCCGCTCGTCTCGTCGGTGATCGCGTGCCATGTGTGGGGCGGCCAGCGATCGTCGTGCTATGAAGACGATCTTAAATAATATTTGCAGCAAAGGTGTTTAGTAGCAGACAAGGTGGGGGGGTGCTGTGCTAATGCCGCCATGCTGAGGCGGCTTATTAACTTCCTGAAGAGCGACCGCGGCCACGGCTACGGTCACTGGAAGACGCACGGCGTCATGCATTTCGACGCCGCGGGCATGCCGTCGGTCACGCCTGGCACCGCGCTCTACTACACGCCCGTCTACCGCGCGTGCTCGCTGATCGCGAACGATGTCGCGCGCACGCCGCTCGCCGTCGGCGACTCGACGCTGCAGGCGCTGCTCGAACGCCCGAACCAGTGGCAGTCGGGCTACGAGTTCCGTCGATCGATGACGCTGCAGGCGCTGCTCTACGGCAACGCGTTCGCGGTCATCAACCGCACGCGCGGCGGCCAGCTGCTTGAGCTGCTGCCGCTCGGCGTCGAGTCGGTCACGCTCGACATCACGCGGCCCGAGCACATCTACCGCACATCGGCCTACGGCGAGGTCGCGCCGCAGTCGATGCTGCATGTCCGTGCGATCGGGCTCGACGGCCTGTGGGGCGAGTCGCCCGTGCGCCTTTGCAAGACCTCGCTGCAGATCATGGCCGCCCAGGAGACATCGCAGCTCAATGTGATGCAGAACGCGGGCAACCCCAAGATCGCGATGGTGCATCCCGGCCCGCTGAGCGCGAGCGCGCGGCAGGCGATCACCGAGGACTACATGGCGCGCCACTCGGGCAGCGAGAACACGGGCAAGCCGCTCGTGCTCGCCGAGGGGATGCGCGTCGAGCGCATCTCGTCGACTCTCGACGATGCTGGCATCTCGGCCGCGCGCCGCTACTCCGTCGAGGATGTCAGCCGCATCTACGGCGTGCCGACGAGCTACCTGAGCGAGACGAGCAACAACGCCTACGGCTCGATGGAGTGGCTCACGCGCATGTACCTCGACGCGTGCCTGTCGCACTGGTTCGCCGCCTGGACGAGCGAACTCGGCGCGAAGTTCGCCGCGGCCGACGCCAAGTTCGACACGGACGGCATCTCGAAGCCTTCGCTCGCCGAGCAGATGGCCGCGCTGCGCACGGGCGTCGAGTCGGGCGTGATCACGCGCAACGAGGCGCGCGCGCGCCTCGACCTACCGCCGCTGCCAGGACTCGACGAGCCCGTGCTCGCGCTCAACATGGGCGCGGGCGGCGGCTCGACGAACCTCGGCAGCGACACATCAGAGGAAGCGGGGGCTGTCGATGATTTCACGGCGTGACTTCACCGCGACCGAGCAGACCGTCGAGGGCAACCGCCTCGCGGGCTACGCGGCCGTCTACGGGCAGGACTCGCGCGAGATCGTCGAGTCGGGCCGCTCGTTCGTCGAGCGCATCGCGCCTGGCGCGTTCAACGGGACGCTGTCGGAGCGCGGCGATGTCAAGCTGTACTACAACCACGATCCATCCATGCCCCTTGCACGGACGCGAGCGGGCACCTTGCAACTCAGGAGCGATCGGCAGGGGCTCGCGTTCGACGCAGAGCTCCCCGACACGACTCTCGGCCGAGACATCAAGGTGCTCCTGCAGCGCGGCGACCTGAGCGGCGAGATGTCGTTCGGGTTCTTCGTCGAGGAGGACTCGTGGAACAAGAGCCGCACCGAGCGGCTCGTCAAGCGCGCCAAGCTCGTCGAGATCTCGATCGTGCAGGACGCGGCTTA